AGAAGTTGTCGTTAAGGTTGCTGGTGCTGCTGGATCAGCCACTATTGACTTGCAAACAGATTTAGTTGACACAAACCAAGCAGTAGCTGGAGCAACTCAAACAGTTACTATTACTGGTGTTCGCTGGAATGGTGAACTTGGTAACTATTTTAATGTTACAAGAAATAGTATAAGAGTTCTTACTCTACCGACTGAATGTGCAGATTACATTGCGTTTGATGGTCAAGAAATGCCACCAGAAAATACTGAAGCTACTTCTGATATTGTAGTTAGTCAAACTGGTAGTGGTCAAGTAGAATTGTATTTAAAACTGCGCAAAGTTTCTGGTTATGCACCTAAAGTTGAAACTGCACAATTCAGCGTCTATGATGACGTTAATACAGTAGGAAGCTAAGATGAGACTAATTAAAGAAGTATTTGATACAACAAACATAATCGTTGAATCAAAACTAGGTAAACCAAAACAATATTTCATTGAAGGTGTTTTCCTTCAATCAGAATTACAGAACCGTAACGGACGTATGTATCCAGAGAAAGTTATGGATAAAGAAGTTAAGCGTTACTGTGAAGATTATGTTGCCAAGAATCGTGCTTACGGTGAACTAGGTCACCCAGATACACCATCTATTAACTTAGATCGTGTTTCTCACATTATTACTGACCTACGTAAAGAAGGTACGAATTATATTGGTAGAGCAAAAATTCTTGAAACACCAATGGGTATGATTGCACGTGGTCTATTAGATGGCGGAGCAAACCTTGGTGTTTCGAGTAGAGCACTTGGTTCTCTTCAAATGAACAAAGAGGGTGTTCAAGTGGTTCAGGACGACTTTATGCTGTCAACTGCAGCTGACATCGTTGCTGATCCATCCGCTCCAGATGCATTCGTTCAGGGCATTATGGAAAGCAAGGAGTGGGTATTCGTTGATGGAAAATTTGTGGAGAAGCATATCGATGAGGTTAGATCAATGATCAAGAAGACCTCTTCAAAGAATTTAGATGAAGCGAAAATAATCGCTTTCCAGAAGTTTCTGAGAGAAATCAGATAAATAATAAATAATTACATAGAACTAATCCAGTTAGGAGAAAACGATGTCAATCGAACAAAAAATCGCTGAACTTCTTGCCGAATCTAAAGCTGCTGAATTAACTCAGCAAGTTGAAGACCAAGCTGAAGAAGTTATCGCTGAAGAGACAGCTGAAGAAGTAGTAGCTGAAGAAGTTTCTGTAGAAGAAACTGAAGAAGTTATCGCTGAAGAAGCTGAAGAAGAATACACTGTTGATGTTTCTGCAGACGTAGAAGCTCTTATCAATGGTGAAGAACTTACTGAAGAATTTAAGACTAAAGCTGCTACGATTTTCGAAGCTGCTGTAGTTACTCGAGTGAAGCAAGAAGTTGCTAAACTTGATGAAGAATATGCTGCTAAGTTAGACGAAGCAGTACAAAAGAATGTAGAGGGTCTTGTTGAACAAGTTGATGGATATCTCAACTACGTAGTTGAGCAGTGGATTGCACAGAATGAATTAGCCCTTGAGCATGGTATGAAGTCCGAAATCCTAGAAGGATTTGTTGCTGGACTAAAAGGTCTTTTCGAAGAAAACTATATCGATATTCCTGAAGAGAAATTCGATGTGTTGGGTTCTATGGAAAGCAAAATCGAAGAACTAGAAACTAAGCTAAACGAACAAGTTGCTGCTAATGTTGAGTTGAGCAAAACTCTTGCTGAACAGAAGCGTATCGAAATCGTTGAAACTGCATGTGAAGGTTTAACTGACACAGAAGTTGAAAAGTTCAAAGGTCTAGCTGAAGAGTTAGCATACGAAGATGTTGAAACTTTTACTACTAAAGTTAAGACTATCCGCGAAAGCTACTTCACTACCAAAGCACAAGCAGATGTTACATCTGTAGTTACTGATGCTCCAGTAGAGTCATTAGTTGAGGAAAAGAAAGTTGACCCAACTATGGCCAAATATCTACAAGCACTAAACAACTTTAACAAGTAATCTAAAAAGGAAAAACAAATGACTACTCGTCAAGAATTATTACAAAAGTGGGCACCGATTCTAGAATCAGAAGCTGCTCCATCTATCAAAGATCAGTATCGTAAAGAAGTTACTGCTGTTCTTTTGGAAAACCAAGAACGCGAAATGGCTAAGCAGAATCAAGTTCTAACTGAAGCTACTCATGCTAACGCTGGTGGTTTAGGTGTTGCACTTGGTGGTGCTGGTACTAACGCAAACATGGCTGGTTACGATCCAGTGTTGATCAGCTTGGTTCGCCGTGCTGCTCCACAGATGATCGCTTATGACATCGCTGGTGTTCAGCCAATGACTCAGCCAACTGGTTTGATCTTCGCAATGAAGAGCAAGTATACTAGCCAAGCTGGTACTGAAGCTCTTTTCAACGAAGCTGATACAGACTTCTCTGGTACTGGTACTCACGCTGGTGCAAACCCAGTTGACGGTACTTACACTACTGGTACTGGTATGTCTACTGAGACTGCTGAAGGTCTTGGTGATTCAACTGCATTCAACCAAATGGCTTTCTCAATCGAGAAGACTACTGTAACTGCTAAGACTCGTGCTTTGAAAGCAGAATACACTGTTGAATTGGCTCAAGACTTGCAAGCTGTTCATGGTTTGAACGCTGAAGGCGAGTTGAGCAACATTCTTTCAACAGAAATCACTGCTGAATTGAACCGTGAAGTTGTTCGTACTGTTTACACTGCAGCTAAAGTTGGTGCTGAAGTTGGTACTGCTACTGCTGGTACTTTCGACTTAGACGTTGACGCTAATGGTCGTTGGTCTGTTGAGAAGTTCAAGGGTCTATTGTTCCAAATCGAACGTGAAGCAAACGCTATCGCTCAGACTACTCGTCGTGGTCGTGGTAACTTCATCATCTGTTCTTCAGATGTTGCTTCTGCTCTAGCTATGGCTGGTGTTCTTGACTATGCTCCAGCATTGTCAACTGGTTTGAACGTAGATGAAGCTTCTACTACTTTCGCTGGTGTATTGAATGGTAAGTACAAAGTGTATGTTGATCCATATTCTGCTAACCAATCTGCTAGCCAGTTCTTCGTAGTTGGTTACAAGGGTACTTCAGCATTCGACGCTGGTTTGTTCTACTGCCCATACGTACCACTACAAAAGGTTAATGCTGTTGATCCTAACACTTTCCAACCTAAGATTGGTTTCAAGACTCGTTACGGTATGGTTGCAAACCCATTCACTAGCTTGTCTTCTGGCGCAAACATCTACTACCGTAAGGTTAAAGTAACTAACTTGATGTAATATTCAAGTTGTATTAAACCTACGTAGATAGGTAATTTAAAAGGGATCTTTCGGGATCCCTTTTTTTATATGACTAAATATCTGTATGAACAATATCCTCTCATGCCCAGTACCAGACAACATTTCTCCATTATCACCTAATGGGTTCATGTTCAACATTCAAAAATTGCCAGAAATCAATTTCTTCTGTCAACAGGTAAACCTGCCAGGTATCACATTAGGTACTCCTGAATTTGGAAACCCATTCAATATCGCACCAATTCCTGGTGAGACATTAACATATGACCAGTTAACTGTTCAGTTTTTAGTTGATGAAAATATGTCAAACTATAAATCTATATACAACTGGATTGTGGCTTTAGGATTCCCTGAAAATTACACACAATATGTAAACTTTTTATCACAATCTGAAGCATTAGTTACATCAGAGTTAGCAAAAAACTACTCAGACGCAACTCTTGCAATTTTAGATGGATCTAATAATGTTGTGCAAACTGCACAGTTTCATGACTTATTCCCAGTATCATTAGACTCTCTAGTCTTTCAATCAACAAATCAAGATGTGCAATACTTGGTTGGTAATGCAACATTTAGATACGGTTATTACAAGTTTATTTGACATTTTTGCAATTTCGTAGTAAAATTATTATTACGAACAATTGGAGTTATTATGAATCTTGAAGAATTACAAAATATGTGGGACGTAGATTGCGCCATCGATGATAATTACCTCGGTGAGCAATCAACAGCCACACCTAAGTTACATGCAAAATATATCAGACTGTTAGTGAATGTGAAACTTAAACATACTAAACTTTCATCAGATTATAACATTTTGCGTAAGGCAAAGTTCCGCTACTATCGTGGCGAACTATCACGTGAAGAACTACAAGAATTGGGTTGGCAGCAATGGCAGGGTGTGAAGCCATTGAAGAATGAGATGGATGAATTTTTAACTGGAGACACCGATCTAAATACAATGAGAGTCAAGATTGATTATCTTGAGACAATGATTTATTTCCTTGAGTCTGTTCTTAGTCAGATAAAAGCCAGAGATTGGCAAATTAAAACTGGCGTAGAATGGAAAAGATTTTTAGCTGGTATGTAATGATTATTAAAATTGAAAAACTTGATGAGGTTTATGTTCGTGTATTTTCAGAAGCGTCTATCGAACAAGAAATTTCTGACTTCTTCACCTATGAATATCCAGGTGCTAGATTCACTCCGCAATTTAGAGCAAGGTTGTGGGATGGTAAAGTAAGATTATACGACCAAGTTCGTAAAACTCTTTATGTTGGTTTAGTTTCTTACGTAGAAGAGTTCGCTACTCGCAATGGTTATTCAGTCGAGTATGTTAATCAAGTTGTCAATGTAAATCAAAATATTACTAACGAATCAATTCAGTTGTTCGCTCAAACTCTGGAACCACAGGGACGTGGTAAGCCAATCGAGATTCGTGACTATCAA